TCCACGCCATAACCACCAGCGTCACTACTGACCAAGACACGGATGTTGGGATCTGTATTGAATGCAATTTTGTTCTCCTCTTTTGTCTTAGCGTCTATCTGGCCGGTGTAGATGTGAGATCTCTCAACGCCTAATCTTTCTTGAATCATCTTTACCATGTCTACGTAAGTAGCAAAAATCACTACTTTGTTGTCCGGCCTCTGATCAAGAAAGTTGGTTACGTACTCTAAAAGAACTTTTAATTTAGGTGAGTCTACAATGCCATCTAAGTCGCCATCATTAACTAAGTCGTAAGCGTACTGTGAGCCTTCACCATTAGCCTCAGTAAACTTCCTAGCGCTTGTGCGAATCAAGTCAGGGTGTGAGCAAAGCATCTTTAAGCAACCAACTTTAGACATAATAGCCCCACGAACTTCATCAGCCCGAACGTTACTACCACCGTCAAACCCATAATGGGAGTTCAAGCTAAAAGACCCACCAAACATATCTTGCGCTTTATCTAACTCTAGCAACAAGTCGTTAGTTATTTTTGTGTAAAGCTTGGCGGCTTTCCTATCAAGAACAATAGAGATAGGTTCTTTATGAATGGAGTCTGGAAGAAAAGGGGATACATCTGGATCACCTTGCGACTTTCTTACAGAAGCCTCTTTCATCTTCTCATGGAGCATAGGCAGATTACGATACCGCTCTACACTTCCCCAACTGTTCCTTACGATAAAAGCCTGGTCAAAAATATCAAAGCGCCCCAGAACGGTGTTGTCTACAAACTGCATAATGCTGTACAACTCTTCTGGCTTACCATTCTCAATGGGAGTTCCGGTAAGAGCAAACTTAATTGGAGAAAAGTTTAATCGCTTTACGTGCAAAGACCTTTTGGACCTAAAAGACTTAATAGCAGTAGCCTCATCTAAAACTACAAAGCCATGCGGAAGATCTTTGACGAGGCTCCAGTCATTAACTACCTGTTCGTAGTTCATAATGATGTAGTCAACGCCGGACTCTCTCCAGTTAAACGCATCTTGATATTGCTTAGCGCGTTGTTTAGGAGTTCCGTCAATAACTAACGGCTTAGAAGTACCGTCAGTAAACTTAGTTATTTGATTAGCCCATTGGTATTTAAGACTAGATAAACAGATTACTAACCCAGGTTCTTTAATGGTGCGATTGTCCATAAGACGCTCTAAAGCGGCAATTGTTAAAACAGTCTTGCCTAAGCCAAGATCGTATGCGACAAGCATTTGTTTTTGCTTGCACATACGATCTACGGCTTCGACTTGGTAGGGTAGAAGTTCCCCAGTAAACATGTTAGCTAGGCATCTTAGTTAACTGTAGGTCAACATCGTTGTACTGTGATGCCCAACCTAGGTACTTCTTACCCCAATGCTTTTCAAACCAATCAATGTGCACTTCGCCGATGTAACCAGGAGTAGGTGCATCTGTAGAGATAACCACATCCTTCTTATCGGACTGCATCGCCACATGCCCATACTGGCCACCCTCCCAAAAATGAACGGCACCGACACCTGCCTTCTTTGGATCGGTATGGCGGTGTGCTTTAGGCACATGATTCCACGCGTCAATTGCTGATGCGTACTTTACGGGCAGACCCCAAGCGTTCTGGCAAGTCGCATGACAACGACCTACTGGAATGTCCTTGTGCTGAAGACGCCATACGTTCATGTGTGAGAACGCTTGCATCCCTGTAATTCTTGATACTGGCATTTTGATCTCCTACAGATCTTTCTCAAAATAAATAGCAGCAACTATTGCTATGCCTAACAATACACCTAAAATGCTAACAATAGTTAACACGATAAACCTCTTACCCCATACAAAATAGCATGCTTTGCTGAGGCTACACCCTGTCTAATTTCAAACCTACTCATCCCGCCAATGTCTTTCATATCTGTATGTGAGTAATCAAAAAACCAAGCATCTTTTCCTTTTTTTAACAGATACTCAACCATTTTTTTGGATGCGGATAGTCCGGCATCATCGTTATCTAAAGCAAAAATAACTCGGTCAGCGCCCATAATGTAAAACAATTGTTCGCTAGAAACCATGGATCCGTAAATAGCAACCCCCCCAGTAATACCTACTGACTCAAGCCGAACAACATCTAATGGAGACTCCACAACTATCATATCTCCTCCAGGATACTGTTGGTAGCCATACAAAGACATACTCTTTTTTACACCTGCTGGGTAGTTATTAAAGTATCTAGTTGTGTGACCTTTTTCTTGCCAGCCTAAAAGCTTTCCAGTTTTAATTTGACGCTGAGGAATTATCCAATTAGATCCTTTTGCACTCCACAAAAGCTGGTGCACATCTGCGGCCTCTTGCGTGAGGCCTCTAGAGCGTAATGCTGGCAAGGGTGGAGCAGAAAAAGCCGCTAAAGATGCCTCTGAAATGTAAACCAAATCTTCAAATACTTCTTTAGGTTTAAATAAAGCTTTCTCTACAATGGTTAAAAGGTCTCCGCCTTTGTTAATCCATGAGTGCGCTTGATCTAAGTCGTAAGACCCGTCTGCTAACCTAAACTCATTTATCTTAGCGACTAGGAGAGACAGGTTCCCTTTAAATTGGCATGAGAAACAAATGTGAGCACCCGTATCAGCATTGATGTACCAAGACGGATTTTTGTCCACCTTACCTGTGCGCTCTTCGTGTGCAGGACAAAGGCCTTGGACTTCGTTCCCTGTAATACTGGTGTGCTCAATACCTAAACTATCTAGGATATCTACCATCTCGTCGGGGGTCACATGTCCTCCGCAGTAATCTCTCGGAAGTTACCGGTATTCCAATCCCAAACTAATGAGACTTCCATAGGGCTACAGTTACGACCAGCAAGAAGTTTTAAAACGCGTGTGTCTTCAACCGCATCGTCTTCGCGCTGCAGGGCAAGCAAAACGTCAGCATCCTGGAAAAAGGAAGAGGAGTAACCGATAGAGTCAGCGGTAACTTGACCTTTACGCATCTTCCACTCAAGAGCCTGTGTAGAAATGATGATAGGGATCTGGTACTTCTGGGCTAAGCGCTTCATTGAGCGAGTAATGTTAGTCAAAGCAAGAGCGGTGTTGGCTTCGCCAGACTGCTCATCAATCATCAAATAAGTACCATCAACAAAAAGAACATCTGGTTGAAGTAACTGAACCTTGTTCGCTAGCCCTGAAATAGTCGACGCACTAGAAGACTCGCTAAGCCAAAACTTATGCTTCATGGTAGCCATACCTCTGAGCTTGGCTTGATACCTAATCTCTTCATCTCGCGTAAGGGTGCCAGTAGTTAATCGGTGATGGGACATACGCGCCCTCATGGCGTCGTAACGATTGATCTGTTCCTGATTGCTCATCTCAAAAGATTGAAATACTGGAACAGCGCCGTTCATATGAATGTTGTGCGCCATTTGCAAAGCAAGAGTAGATTTACCAGTTTTAGGTGGAGCCACAATTACAATCAGTTGACCTTTTTGAATACCGCTGGTGGCAGCATCTAGGCTTTTAAATCCGGTAGCAAGACCGCGCAAACCGTTCGGCAAGTTCTTTCGTTCTACGTACTCATCCCAACGACGCTCCGCTTCAAACGTAATGTCAACGTCAGTTACGGATGTTAAGCCGTCTTCCTCAAGCCTAGCCAAAGTCTTCTGCATTACCATCATGGCAGCTTCATGGTTGCCAGAGTCACTAACAGTAAGAGCAGCGCTGTGAATAGCAGAGTTAATGATGGATGCGCGTTTTGCCTCAATCAACTTATCCACTAAATAGTCAAGGTTGTCTGTGGAATCCGTAAACTCGTACGTAGGGAAGTTGTCCCTAATTATTTGCAAAGTAGGGCACTCACCATAGTTAGTGTGGTGATCCCTAACGTATTCCCAAAGTCTTTTTTCTGAGTCGTTACTAAACCAAGATGAAGTAACCCCTCGCATAAACAGGGGAGTAAAGTTTTTGTCTTGCAGTGCTCGGCTTAGTAGTCGTTTTTCGTAGTCCATGTGATCCCCTTAAAAGTCTAGTCCCCAGCTACCATACATAAATTGGTTCTCTGGGTCAATTACGCCTACAACCTCTGGTCTATAGGGCAAATCCGTCGCCAGTTTTTTAGGCGAAGCATAGTGTGAATAGTATCGAAAAGGATTAGTACCTACCCGATCTAAGTTGTTGTAAAGAAGCTCTAATTCATCATTGTCGTACTCAAATGAGACCAGCTCTAGTGTGATACCTGCGTGAGTAGTGTAGTTGTAAAACTTGTTTAAAAGAATCCTGTCAAATTTAATGTCCACACTTTTTACTGGGATGAACTTAAACTTTTTTTCAATTATTGGAAACTTTATTAACAGGACATCTGCATTTACAAGTACACGCTTTGGCATATCATTGCTCAAGTCGCCCTTGTACATTTAACAGGTCTCAATCCGGCCATGCAATAAAATGAATTTTCTAAAGTCTTCTGGAGACTTGTTAGCCTGTGCCAGTTCTACATCAGTGTAGGGTCGGGAAATCGGAAGTGGGTACTTGCCACCATTCTCTTTAGCCTTTGCACTAACGTACTTTACGTGCTTGCACTTATTAGTACTCGCAAAACCTGGACAAGTACAAACGTAACCTTTTGACTTTACGCTGCTTACTTCATAGATACCAGGACCCGGATTGTAACTCTGGCTAAGGAAAACTTGTAGGGTCTGTGGTGAAACCATGATCAACTCCATTATTTCCGCAAATCCCCTCGTATAGATTCTAACTCAATTGTGACAAAAGCTTCGTGTATAAAGGAACCGGTTGCTGATCCATAAACGGATTCCCAAGCATCTACTGGAAGATTAGTGGTCACAATAGTAGGAAGACCTAGATTAAAACGAGTACGCAGTACGTGATGAAGCATGGTCTTTTGCCAGCCTGATCCGGAGTTGTGCTCCTTGCCAACATCATCAATGATTAGTGCCCTGATGTTGTAGGCATCGTCTGGGCACTCTCCATGAATACCTAAAAACAAGCGCTCCTGCTCGTCGGTGCCGCCACTAATGAGTTCGCCTTTTAACTCAATCAAAGAATTAAAAGTAATGAAATAACAAGGCTTGATCAGCGATCGGTTCTCTGCAACGCAAAAAGCCTCAAGAGGGTAATCCCTTAGCATGGCTTGAATGACAGAAAGAGCCAGCGTAGTTTTACCGTGACCAGGCTCACCTACAAGAAGTAGACCTTTTCCACAAGTAGGCTGACCATCTGCACGGATTACGTCCCCATTTTTTACTTTAGCTATCCACTTCTTAATGATCTTTAAATCATCGGAAGTAACTTCAGTGCAATCTTCAAGCTCCCAACCTAGACGAGCACGTGGGATTCCAGCGGCCTGAACCCATGTCTTTCTTCTAATAGGCAGGTCATCAACGCTAAACATCTTTAGCCCCGCATACGCAGTTTCCGCAACCGCACCCACCATCCTCAGTGTCCTCAAGGGCTTGAATGTAAGCAATTCTTTCACGCATACGCTCAATAGTTTCTCTAGTAATACCGGCTTCTCTGTAAGCCTTTTCAACTTCAGTAACCTGACTCAACTCAAATTCACGACTTATGTCACTCATCTTCTAACCATTTCTGTGATTGTTTGGCTTGCGTAGATGCAAGTTCTTTTTGTGTATCTGTACGTAGCATAGCATTCGCCTGTTCGTGGAAAAAAGCAAATTGCTTAATGAAAGTTCGCCAAAGCTTTTCTGCATTAGTGAACTTGTCATGAGAAATACTTCTGAAAAATAGATCCACCATCAAGTATTCGACCTCACCATTGGTGGAGTAAATCTTTCTAGCATGGCTAAGAGCCGAAATAAAATTAGTCTTACCAACTTGCCAAGGTGGGATGTTCCATAGATCCCTAACTCTGTCAGAGAACTCATACGCAATGTCAGTAGACGTCCATTTTGTCAGATGCTTTTTTCGACCACGGATAGCCTGGCGAACAGCGGCCTTGGCTTCTTTCTGAGCAATGACATCCTGCTGGGCACGAGCTTTTTGCTCAGCAATTTCCTGCTCGTAATCATCTGTTCCGGTGCTATCAAAAATACCTTCCCAACCACCCATATTCATGCCCTCATTTATCTCAGATTCCACGTGTCGGAGGGTGTCTTTTTTACCCTCCGACTCTTGTTTACTATTTAGTATATTTATATATTTAGTATTAAACTGCTGAATCAGACTGTCGGAAAATCCGACCGCTGCAGAGGTCGGAAAATCAAACCCTATGAGCATCTGTAGATAGTCTCTTCCATGCTGAGTTATCTCAACCTCGTAGTTGTATTGCTGACCTACCTTGTCACGCCCTCTGCGCAAATATCCAGCGTTTTCTAGCTCACGGGTAGTCTCATCCCAATAATGCTTCCCACCGTGCTTAAAGTGGCTCTGTAGGGCTTCTCTAGTGGGTCGTACGTCTTGGAATACACATGCAAAAAGAGCGCCCAAGGCCCTAGGTGAAATCATTTACGCAAAACTTTCTTAAGTTCTTTGGCCAGTTCTTCAGCAAAGATCTTTGCTACAGCCTGAATGGCAGCGTAAAGAGGGTCTTCATAAATGTCCTCATCTTCAAATTCCTCATCCTCAACAGCTTCTTCAGCCTCTACTTTTTCGGCTTCCGAAAGTTCTTCTTGTTCAGGTATGATTGGGACCTCAGTTTCCTTGAGACCGTCTACCGAAATAATGTCTAGAAGACCATTAGTAAGATCTTTAGCAGTAACGCCAAACTCACTAGCAATAGCCAATACGTCCCGACAAACGCTGTCTTCGTCGTTCCATAGTAAAAGGATGTCCAAATCAGATCCGTATTTTTTACAGGCTTCTCTGATAGGGGAGTCCACAATAGTTTTTGTAAACGATGAGTCTAAGTTTGCAATACGAGCATCTTTAGTGGCAAGGACTTCAACAGGTCTATCTTTGTCGGCAGCGTACTGGGAAACCCAAACTTGCCCCTCAGATGTGTTTTCAAAGACGGCTAGTACAGTCGTAACTCCGTCTTTTAAGTAGTAATAGTCGTCGATCAACGCTTCGACGTTAGCTCTACTGGTAACTCCGTTACCTGCAATAAGAATGTATCTCATGTAGTCTCCTTAGTATGGTGAGACTTATCTTACACAGGGTTACTTGATCTGCAAGTCTAAGGTTCGTTAGATGGGTAGTACTCAGGCTGTGCGTACGCAATTTTCACAGAGTTAAGCGACCCGTTAATTAGTTGAGCCGTAGCTGGACCGGTCATTGTTACGCCAGCTTCATACTTAATTGGAGCTGGAGGAACTACGCTAAAAGTAGTAGGGTTATCAACATTAGCCACAATCCCGTTTACAACGTTCATGTTTACTAGTACTTTAGCGGTATTCGTTGATCCAAGCGTTATCGTTGCAGTGGCTGTGTTGTACACCCAGAAAGACGAGTTTGTACGGCCTATTACTTTAAAGTCTCCATTGTACGCAGTAGATGTTAGCCCAGCAATTCTTACTTCAGCCCCTACGGGAAAAAAGTTTGTAGCGCTAAACAATGCCATTCCAACATTTGGAATGGAGGCGGCACCACTGGTAATTGTGGCTGACATTCCAGCTATTACAGTAGATGTTGTCTTACTTAGACCAGAGACGTTTACAAGAGCGCCCACAAAAAAGTTATGCGGTTTTTCTGTAACGTATGTGAATACTGACTCTGTAGAGTTATCTGCCGCTCTATCTAAATATCCAGCAATCACATCAGCTGCAAGATTAGCAGCCTTTATGGATTTGTTAGCCATAATAAATCATGTCCGTAAGTCGTGTTTCAATGGTTCCTTGCGTGTTTACTCTGTTTAAGTATAAGTGGCTGGCACTTAAGTCAGTAGTGCTTTCCCACATAGAGTCCCTGTTTTCTTCCCAACTGTAGCCGTCAAATGATCCATCAAAATATGGGTTTACAGTCTGAGACTGTTCTACTAAAACTCCATCCAAAAGAGCGTTAACTACTCCGGTTGCATTCATAGTTTTTCTTAAGATAAGTGTGGCGTAAACTGCACCTGTAGGAGCACTTCCTGTAACGTTCAGCCTAGTCCATCCAATGTCAGATGTTACGGTAGTATCCGACCCTACTGCTGTGTCTAGTTGTACGTCACTAATGTTAAACCATCTTAGTTCTAGCCGATAAGTTGCGGAGTTTCCAGACGTTATTTTTAAGTAAGCGCTTGCAGCATACGAGTTACCTGGAATTACTTGTATGGCCGGTATGACTGCCCCGTTTGCGGAATACTGAACACCTGTATCTTTTCCTGAAGAAAATGCAATTGAATAGGCTGCGCTTCCAAACTTTGCGCCGTTTGTTGTTGATCTGGAAGCAGTAGTCGAAGTTCCACTTGGGAATACCGACCATCCAGTATTGTCAGTTTCAAAAGATGGGTTTGGGCATAAGTTAACCCGATTGGCTTTTATGTTAAAAGTTGTAGTCTTTGCATCTTCAAACCTAGTCAGTCTTACAACGTTACTACTTCCTACTAAAGCGACATCAATCATAGGTATTGATGCGACATAGGCGTTTGCTGGGTAGTCAAATGGTAAGTCTGTGCCAGATGTTTGAGAATATGTAAAACTATATACCCCTGTATTAATGTTTTGGTACACTCCAGTAATTACTTTAGTACTTGAATTATATATAGAATTACTAGGAATATAAACAGCTACCGTGTTGCCTACTTTAAAGTTGTGAGGCTCAACTGTGTAAATAGTCGCAACGTTACTTGTTAATTTAACTCTACTTATTTGAAGGGGTTTTGCTAAGTACGCTCCATCAACATAATAAAAAACAGGGGTAGATCCGCTAAGGTTATCAGCGCCTGTAATAGTGAATGATGGTTGACAATATGCGGCCGTACTAGGGCTAACTGCTGTAACATACGTTGGATACCAAGTAGTCTTGAAGTTAGTTTGACTTACAGGATCTGCGTTTGTTGGGGCAGAAAGAGTTCCAGTGCTGGTGCTAATTACACTTCCACTTGAGTCAAACCAAGTAAGAGCTACTGAAGTGGCTTTTGTGTTTCCCCCATTAGCGTTAAATTGTGCACAAAACGCGTATGGAGTGTTTGGCGTAACAGGAATAGAGTCTGCTGATCCAGGCTTACCAGAGATGTTGTTTTTAGAGAAATACAAAAGTTTGGTTGAACTTATTGAGTTAGTTATGGGATTAGATAACTCAAGCATGTACCCAGATTGCGACGCCGCGCCTTCTAGGTACATGTCATGTACTTTAACTATTTTAGTCCCATCGGGAATAGCACTGGGGGCTGAGTAGTCGTATGCTACGTAGTCGCCATCTTTAGCTACGTAAGGCTTAACAGATGGAATTAAAGATCTTCCAGTACTTGAAAACTCAATTGCCGTATTGACAGTAAACGTTAACGAATCTTTAAAATAAACGTTTAGTCGACCCGCACTGTCATACATGACTGCTGTTACTACGTTTCCTACAAGAGGGTCGCCGTAATTCCCGTCGTATCTAGTTATCTTTGAGCCAATTGTAATGTTAGCGCACCGATCATTAAGTACTACGTACGTATTAGTTATTGTTGCATTGACAGTAGACTTAAGTTTGCTTGATACGGCATATGGAATATAGCCTTTTCTTAATCCGGCGTAGTAACTAATATTTGTATTAGACACTGTTGGTCTTACCATAAGGGCTTTAGATGTTATGTTTGTAGAAGCTGCTAAAGTGGCGCCATTTAAAGGGGTTGATGGTGGCTTGTTAATTATAAAAGTTTTATCGTCTATTACGGATGTAACTACCGTACCAACACTTAAAGCGCCTGTGCTAGAAGTGTTGCTAGGAGTATAAGTTACCAGTAGTTTTGATCCCGGCTTTAACTTAGATGTACTTCCTGTTGTTGTAACCGTTACAGTTGTGTTTGTAATTGTCGTATTATTTACCGTAACACTTGTAGATGCTGTTGAAGAGATGCAGCCAAGCAAAGTGTACGCATACTGCACAGTTCCATTTTTATCATAAGTTACTGGTGCTAAGTAGTTTGAAAAAGTATCAATAGTTGTTGATGAGAGGTCACTCAACTCCATAAGCCCACTAGAGTACTGGTTTACAGTTTCTCCAGTTGTAAAGTGGTATGGGGGGTTTGAATAGTAATCATTTGTAAAATCTGGATCGGGATACCAGGAACCAAAAGACTCAGCAAAAGATGAGGTGTTGTAGTCTAAAAGGTTATTACTACTACTTGTAGGGCTTACCTTATATCCACTGTATGCCTCTAAGTAGTTTTGAAGACCTAAAATTGATCCGCTGTAACTATAAGCTCGCACTAAATTTGTAATGAGTTTTCTAGCTTGCTGGTTGCTAAAAGTATCTGTGTACGTAGCTCCTAGTTGCTTTAAGAAACTGTTAAGTACTTTGTCATCAGCTTTTACTAGGTTAGTTAAATTAAAAGTTGCGTCTGATTGGGCTAGGTAAGTATCAAGGTGAAATGCAAAAAGGCTGATAAAGTCATCTAAGTCTTTATTGTAGTTGCCTCCGTACGCATTAAAGTAGAACTTTGGGAGTAACGATATTAAAGTATCTTTAGTGCTTTTTATTGAGTTAGTAGTCACAGCAAAACTGGATGCTTGCCCAAGTTTTTTCCACTTAGTCGCTTTATTAGGGGTAGAGATACTTGGCAAAGTTAAAGCCGTGGTTGAGTAAGATGCAAACAGTGCGTAATAGTATTTAGGTGCTTTTAAACTTTGTCCAGTCACCCCATAACTAGGGTTTGTCGTAAGCGCTGTTGAGGAGCCTGTGTCGTAAATGTGAAACGCGTTGGCTACACCTAGTTCGGTGGTGCTTATTTTACCGCCAATGTCTGCATTACTAGACGGGACTCTAAGTATGTCCCCCACAGCGTATCCGGATCCTCCACTAATTTCTACTCCCAAGTTGTCTATGAAGACGGTGGCTTTTTTTCCTAGGCTTGCGCCCGTAGAAATTGGAGTTGTGTCATTAATTGTTTTTCCAGATGCTCCACCAATAGAAATGACGGATGCTCCTGTAGCAGATCCTCCAGTACCTACGTCAGTTACTCCAATAATTACTGCGTCAGATGTGGTGGAGTAGATTCGCACTCCATCATCTGGGTTTTGAGGATAGCCTGAAGTATTCCGCACTAGTACTAAGTCGTACCAATTTAAAGAGTCACTGATTAGCGGCCAACTAACATGGTTGACTAAATAATTAGATGGCCTAGCGTCAATAGGTACCCCATAAACAGCATCAACAGTTGATAAAGACGGCACTAGGACGCTCCACCTGAAGTATTTACCGTTATGTAACTAGTTTCAAGAATTGGGATCTCATTAAAAGCACATGACAAGTCACGAGATCCAGGCGTAGTTCCGTTTGCGCCTTGTACAACAATTGCTTTTCCTAGGTCATTAGTACCAAAAGTCGTTGAAGCACTAAGGGTAAGCGTAAGACCGCTATTTCCAATAGCCGTAATTGTCTTACCTACAGCATCGTGAGAAGTAGATCCGTTAACGCTGGTAATGACTGACCCCAAAAAGATGTTCGCGTTTCCGGTTTGTAGCACCACAGACGTGGTAGAAGAAGTCCCAGTGGTTGAGTCAATCAAAGCTGATTGTGAATAGATTTTATTTGTTGAATAAGGGTTTGCAATAATTTTTTCGTAATCGTTTACTGTTACGTACATGACACCTTCTACAGACTTACATGTAGAGTAAATGTCTCCTTCAGTAATCCTCTCGCCAAAGTCCACGTTGTCAATGTTAAATAGCGAGTACAGCGCATTAGATACAGCCGTTTGTACGTTTGTAGCATTGTATTGAGGTAGAACCGTTACCGTTACGTTTAAATAAGGATAAACGGAAGTGAAGTCTTTAACGGAGATCGAAGTTCCAGGTGGGGTCTTATTAGTAAAATTACTAGACACAGAATTTGCCAAAGACGTGGATAGGGTGGTGCCGCCTTTAGCCGCCACATAGATTGTCACATTTGAATAAGAGTTGGATACAGCAGTAGCTTTAGCAATACCGTCAGTGTTTAGTGCAATTGCGGAATAATCAGCAAGAGATACTGCTCGGTTTCTAGCCCGTAATGCTTTAGGTGCGTTTACCCGAATAGAGTCAGTTGATTCTTCTCCAGCACCCCCGCTAAAAGCGGCAGCGTTACTAACTGTAGGTAGCGCTCCTGTTACCGTAGCCGAGTCAATAGTAGTTAAAGTTTTAGCCGCAATGTTACCTAATACCGGATCTGTAGTGGTGTATCTGTAAGAGGCTTTGATTATAGATCCAAGTGGTGGGATTCTTCCAGATACCCCGTCACCAAACTGAATGTATGTGGTGCCTGTTCCATCAGTAAAACTGGAGTAACTAGGGTCATTAGGCCCAGCGTCAATCAAATAATCTATTTTAGTGTACTGCACGGATCCGACAGTTATAGATAAGTCTGTAATAGATGGAATGACGTTCAGTTGCGCTAGTGCGTACGTTTGTGAGGCTGTTCCATCTGATGCGCTTGTTAGTTGCTCGTTAGAAACTAGGTTGCCTTGAGTAACCGCCCCAAGAGCTTTAAATGGAACAGTATTTGATGTAGCCACATTTAAAAAAACATCATCATCTAGAGTAAAAGAAATAGTCCCACCGGTAGCATCAGCCGTTGTCGTAAGGACAGTGCCCTTGTCAATTGTTGACTGCGTAGTGGTGCTGTAGTTCGAAAAAGTAACAACGCCCGTGGCAGGGCTAATGGAGGCTGGTACGTATCCAAGAAGTTTAGCGATGTTAAGTACAGTGTCTCGCTGGGTCGCAGTCTGCAAGAAAGACTCATTAGCGGCTCTGTCAATTTGGTAGTTTACAAGATCACCTAGGTAAGCAAACAGTTCAATTAATACAATGCCAAAGTCAGTAGAGTCTCTAGATGTCCATTGAGGCGTAAAGTTAGGGATAAGGCCAATTAAGTCATCACGAATTGACGCGTAGTCCCTAGATGTGTAATCTACTTGTGGTAGATATAGACTGTCGGCCATTAGTTAACCTCAATTGTTTCGCCAGCCGCTGTTAAAGAGGCTTTAGTTACTGTAACGCTGTCTAGTATACCAGCAGGTGTTTTATAAGTTAGCCCTATCCGAAGTTCCCCATACATATCATTATTTTTTATGCTGAAGTCTACTAGGGTAAGTTCCGGCAGCCACGAGTTAAACATTTCCGCTACAGCCACTTGGAAGTCTTCTACTACTGTAGTTGAAGTCTCAAATAGCAACTCGTACATGTTGATCCCGTGCTCACGGTACCAAATGCGCTCATTACTACCTGTGGATAACAGCGACAAAACTTTCTGCTTCCACAGCAGTAAACTAGAGTCAAGTATGGTTCCAATTTTGCCATTTGATGAGATGTTAAAGGGAAGTTTGACTACATAAGTGTCTTGGATTAATGACGCCATTAAAATGCTCCTAGCCATAGTGGGAAATTAGGGTCTCCGCCTTCAAACATTACCCAACAACCATCTCCAGGAATTGGGATATAACCACCAACAATAGGCCAAGCCCAACTAGTGCTAGTATTACCTAGTATCTGGGGTACTTTAAGTTTTATTCTTCCTTTTTCCTTTGGGTCATTAGTGTCTACAACCACGCCTCGATAAATTCCAAAAAACCTTTTGTCTTGCATTGCAGAATCTAAGTACATTAAAACTTCCACCCCCCAGGGTTACTACTGCGCCACTTACCTGTTTTAGTTATTGATCCACCGGCGTTTGGTCTGTTATGGCTAACGCTGAAATTGTTTTTTCTGTTAGTGCCATCAATAACAATAGGTGGTGAGACGTACACCGATGCTCCGTTATGCGCTACATTTTTTACCCTAGGCTTTAAATTGCGTACTCGTACAGCATTAGGGCGAGATACTTTTCTGCCTTTGAACACATTGGCATTTCCAATAGAGTCCGCACCTACAGTTAAATAAGTAGTGTAGGTGAAGACATTTGGATTTGTTTCTACTACGTGGTGAGTAGCGGCAATGACAATCCAGTATCCAGAGTAGTCTTTACCTAGTCCATCTAAATAGATTGGCATGTCTGGGCGTAGATCCGCAGTGCCAAGTACTTTAACGTTGGCTCTGTAGGCAAACCTATTTCTTTCATCTGCCGCTGCTGCTTCTAGGGCAGCAGTTTTTTGATCCGGAATAACGGTATCTGTGGCAAAGCTATCAAAAAACTCAGTAGTAAAGTGTGTGCGTAAAGTTGTAGGCTGTTTTACATTGGTTACAATAAACCCAGAAGAGTTAGTTGGGTTTACTCCACCAAATTGCACTGCTGACTTGTAAGCATCTCCAAAGACATTACTCTCACCTACAAGCAAATTAAACTCGTAAAGGGTTGAGCCGGACGGGTTATTAGCCTCACGCATGTCAAAGTGCGGAGCGTTTTCTCTGTTTTCTTCAAAGTCTTTAGTCATACTCTTAAAGTGAAGAGTAGTATTTTCTACCCGAAATGTGAACCCGCACTGCTTAGCCAATCGGCTTAAAAGCTGTAGATCAGTTATGCCAGCCTGAACAATTTGAGGGTATACCCTAGGGTGATCATCTACATAGCATTGGAACCCGTGCTCAGCCGCAATCAATCTGGCTACTTTAGACGCAGTAGTGTTTTCAAACACTCTTTGTTTTGCTTGCTTTAACTGGTAAGACGCACCAATGATAGTAAGTTCTACGAACCTTGATCCTGGGCTAAGCCTTGTGCTTACATCATGGATGTACCCAACAAATGTTTTTTTAAATCCGTTGCCGATCAATTCACATTTAACAGGGTCGCCTGGCATCAGTTGAGCGTACTGCAGATCCCAGTCTCTAAAACTAACGGTTGTGAGTTCATGTGCGTAACGTTTTTGAGAAAGCGAAAAACTACGCACTCGTTGAGGCTTTGAGCGCGTATTTGGGAACTCAATAGTTACATAATTAAACACTAGGTATCCGAATAGTAGTTCCTACTGGGAAGTGAATAAAGTCTTTTAACTCAGGGTTGTACTCTGCAATAGCCCACCACAGAGATGGGTTTTGAAAGTATTGTTGTGCAAGTCCATGCCAAGTGTCGCTTGCCAGCGTTATGTGAGTAAAAAAAGAAATGTTGGTGAGATCTTCAGAATTAAAAAATACAATAGGGTAGGCTTTGCCGTAAGGAGTTTTTGATAAATAGTCTACGGTAGAGTTTTCATACCTAGAGCCTGAGTAGATAGCCATACTTAAGCACCCGTCGTTATTGTAGCTTGCGCTGTAGCAGATACACCGGCATTTGCCATAAGGTTAAATTGTACCGTAACATCGGAGATTAGCGGGATCATGTTTTTGGAAAAAGATATGTGCGATACTGACATGCTATTTACATATCCCAAATAACTAAGTGGGCCTAGGTCAATGCGCAACAAAGTAGGGCTAAGGAAACCGATATCAGAAGTTTTCTTTCCTGTAACTTGGTTAACCCAGTTTGGACCATTAATGGCTTTGTACAAGTATTCAATGTCTGCAAGGGTTCCGTACTTTTGCAGTTCAATAACTTTTTTAATAACTGCGTCTTTTTTACTTCCATCAAAGCTGTTCTGCATAGAGTAAAAGTCTGAAGAGGCGTAGAACGGAGCCATACTTTCGTACGTTGTTACTTTGGTGTCGCGGTTTGTTATTGGGTTTGCTAAAGACTTAATGCATGCAAAATCGTTGGTGCGATCAAGTCGCAAAGTAAAAGTTAAGTACTCTCCGCTTGGGAACGCTCCAGCAATGTCCGCAAACTTGTCTGCAAACGATGGCGTGATGTCCATGTTAATAGATACTGAGGTGTTAATTTCATTAGGGTTCCACAAAAACTGAAACCCATATCTAGGGTCTTTTGAATCACTGCCGTCATTGTATTTATTGCTGGTGATGTAGTTGCTGTCCACTCTGGCGTACCAGTAGATGCGACCACGGCGGTACTTGTGATTGGAGCCAAGAACTTGCTGCTCAGTGTTGACCGTAAACTCATTTGCGTATGTCGGCTCTACCGGCATGCTCCAATTATGAGGAGGCAAGTTCCACTGGTACTTGTACAAGCCTAGGGAGTTGCTTGTACTAGGGACTCCAGGAGTTTTTTGGTTTTTCTGGCTTCTTACAGCCCCAGTTACCCTCGTAGTAGCTCGAACATTAGACTTAGAGTTAATGTGCGTAGTGTTAGTAGTGGCTTTAAAAAACATACCTACTCCTTATGCGTTCGTAGTAAAGACGGATGCAAGTGCGTCTTTAAGAAGGTTAGGATCGCTTCCAGGAGGAGCCGTAACATCAATGTAAATGTTTCCTGTGTAGACCGCTGATTTTCCTAGAGGCTTAGATTGCATAGAAGATGGGGTAGCGGTGTTACGGCTTAGCCCCATTATGCCTTTAGTAGGATCCCATGCCGCATTAGCCTGTTCGCCCATTTGGCTAACTACAGCTGTTGTTCCTGCGCCAACACCATACGCAGCTAATGCAGTAAGCGCCGCTACTTCTGGATTAGAGGCAATCAGTTCTACAAGGCCTTTAACTCCTTGCTTGGCTAAACTTCCTGCACTTTTAAGCCCTCCAACGTTTTTAACAAGATTCATTAATCCGCCTACACTATTGCCAACGCCTTTCATTAGTACGCCTCCAGCGCCGCCTCTGGCACTAGCCATAGTGTTGCCCATAGTGTTTACATCAACTAGGAGTTTAGATAGCGTGTTTTCAGACATCATGCCTAATGTCTCATACAAACTTTGAGTAACGTCATTAGCCGCAACAAACGCTTCATTAGTAGTTCTAGAGTACCTACCAATTAGTTCAGACTCAGCGGCTGCTGCAGTACCTGTAGATAGCCCTGCTTGAGAGATAACACCTGTGGCTGCTAAATTGTTCTTAGCAAACGGATTTTTTGAAATGTCTCCATTTCTAACTTTTGTACCCTTGCCGTAAAGGCTCAATTTACTGTTTGCTAGTTGAATAAGGCCAGTAACTACTACGCTTTTTAAAGCCTCGTCCCCACCAAAATACTGGTTAAGCAGACTATCTAATGCGTTTCCAGACATCATTGATTGAGCGATGTCTTCAGGGGTCACGCTTCTAGTATCGTTACGGGATAATAGTGACCATACTTTTTTAATAATACTAGGTAGGTCGTTCATCGTAGACCCATTTGATGATCGTACGTCAATCCCCAGCACTCGTAGCATGTTTACATTACGGGCTTGGTTAAGAGATCCCATAACAGCCATACCACCCTGTAAACCAATACCAGGGGCTAGGTTGGATGCAAGCGCAGCGCCACCTAGAATACCTGAGTACTGACTGGGTGCATCTTCTCCAGTGGTTCCTGCTAAATGTTTAACTTCATTAGTGCCTATTGCATAGTTGTTTAGACCAGGTAAAAGCCCCATTTGTGATCCCGAATTAATAGCATTTGCTACATCTAACGGACCAGTCGGAGTGCCACGACGGCTCATCTCATTCATCAAAGTGTAGCCAAGGCTATTACCTACTCGCTCATTTCTATTAGGACCTATAGGACCTGTATGGCGAGCATCATAAAAACTATCTTTATTAGAAGAAGAACTGTAGAAACGGAGTCGGTCAGATATTGTTCCCATAGTAAGGGCTTCTTGAGTTGTAGGTAGCATGCCTACAAGACCTGCTGTTGCAACGCCTAGACCGCTAAGAAGTCCGGTAGTCCTTTCCTTTCCACTACCGCTAAACTCTGGGGGTGCAGAAGTAGGGGTGAGAGAAAACCCTCTTGAAGAAGTCCCAGATCCTCCCATAGCTGCGCTCACAGAAGAAGAGAATCCGCCACCCCCAGAAGTATGACCTCCTGAACCAGAAAGAGCTTTAAAGTGGCTTAATGCTTCAGAAAGTACACCTTTTAACCGAGTGCCTTCATCAGCAGCCCGCTTAATGGCATCTGCTGCCGCTTCAGCTGCTGCTGCAAATTCACCTGCCATGACTACTCCTTAATAAATCTTTTGGCTCTATTGATCCAATTTTTTCTGTCCCTGCAAGACAGGTCTTTAATGTCTTGCAAAGACCATCCTTTAAAGGATCTAGAAAGTGCTTCGTATTGATCTAGAAGATTCTCGTACTCTTCTTCACTAGACTCGAAACAAGCTAGCAAGACTTAGTGATACCGATAACTTTGCACCACATGCCTTGCATGCCTTACTCACCTCCGCAAGGCGAGGTCCAGGCACCTTATTAAACAATTCAGTGATCAAAACTTCTCTATCTGAAATGCTTAAGTTAAGTGCAGTTGACTTACCAAAAGAAGGCTCGTCATTGACGGATACTAGGCAACTTGTCAAAATATCAGTAATGATTTCCGCATTTGATTTTTGATCGGCATCGGCAAGTTTTTTATTAGTTGACCCATTAGGCAAAGTCATAACAGCGATACCTGTTTTTAGAGGAACTTCAATAATGCGATCCCTAACAGGGCTGTCTAGTTCCATTACCGTTATGTCTTCTAGCACATTAACAGTAAGTTCATTAGTTGCATCACATGACATACAGCCTTGTTTTACTACTACATCTGTACCAAAAGTTGCTGCATAGATGCCTAGAAGAATTGCGTCCCTATCTCCGGAAAGCAACTCATCTAGGTTCACATTGTTTGCTGGAATGTCACCTATGGCTACTAAACCTCTAGACAAAACTACTTCTAGAGCTTTAGCTGCCGTACTTGTTTTAGCAATAGCTTCTTCATCAGCGCCGTTAAGTTCACGAATTTCAGCGTGTTTAAGTACTGAGTTATCAGTGGTCAAGTAACCACCTGGAAGGTATACCTCATTTGACTCAGGGTATTCCGTAACCACGGTAGGTGCAGCTTGAGCAATAAAATCTGTGGCTAACCTATTTAGTTCTTCTGGATCCGTAATTGACTCGATCATTATTCTCCTTATAGTGTTTAGTTTATTTTACTTTAGAATCCTGCTGGCTTCTTCAGTGAGTACCCTGTGCCGTCTGGCTTTAGGTAAACCGCAGTAAGACCTTCATGCTGAAGTGTCATAGTTTCAAGCATCAAACCTTGGCTATCTCCACCGCCGGCATTTAGATCGCTGTACCTAAGGCCAGAGATCCATGCGTTTTGCACGTAGAACCCAAGACGAGGGGTATTTTTCTTATCCCCAGAGTTTGGGTGATCCATTACCTGAATAGTTACGTTGCAGCGGTAACTTAGGTTTCCGCTATCTTTAACAGCAAAACCTTCACCAGAAGATACGGTGAAAAGACCGCGAAGCCATGTCATAGCGCTATCATTACCAAATAGTGCTCCACGAGAAAGCGTCAATGGCTCAAACTTAGTTAGACCTGGCATTTTGTGCATGGTGGTGTTGTACCCACCTTCACGGTATTCGACAGCCTCAATGGTTTGGCTAAGGCCGCCAATACCGCTAAAGCCACCGCTAAACTGGCGGATGCGGTCATCAAACGGCTTACCCGCACCTTTAGCTGCCTTGAATGCAACTCTAAACCTAAAGTTACGTAGTGGATCAGTGTAAATTGTGGCACGATCATCAATCGTGTTTAGTGCTTTCCTTGATTCTTTAATAGCCATTTTCTATTTCTCCTTAAACTGAGGTGCTAATTGTAGATCCGCCATCAACTTGACCGATTGTAATAATTACAAACTCTGCTGGGCGCTGTAGGGCTACGCCAACTTCTAGCCGAACTTCTCCAGCAGCAATAGATGCTGTGGTGTTGTTCGTGGAATCGCACTTAACGTAGTACGCCTGTTCAGCCGTAACTCCCTTTAGGCCACCCTCACGCCAGAACTGATCAACAATATCTGTTGCAGCTGCCGTCATCTCCGACCAAAGGTTCTGATCGTTAGGCTCAAACACTGCAAACTCAGTAGCTTTACGCAGATTGTAGGCAAGGTAGTTAACACTACGTCGCACTGAGATGTAACGATCAGAGAACGTCTTGCTAAGCGTCCTACCTCCCATGACACATACGCCAGATCCGGTCACGTTTCTGATCACGTTAAGAGCAAGCCCATTAGAGTAGATAGAGTCGTATTCAGAGTTTGATACAGGGTATTGAGTGTTTAGCGCATTAAGAGTGGAAGAGAACCCTGCTGGGGTCTTCTGTACTCCCCTGTTAGCATCAGTGGATGCAAACAAAGCGGCAATCTGTCCACCAGGTGCAATGTTCTTATTTGGGCTGTTTACGGAGTAAGCATTGGGGACAGTGATGTAGGGGTAATACACTGCACCATAACCCGGCTTAGTAGTGTAGGCTCCCATTGCGGTTAGAACATCGGCTGATGTAGTGGCTGCAGTTCCGTCACTCTTTACAGGGTCAATGATTACAAAAGAGTCACCTCTGTTGGCTGCGTATCCCATAAGCTTGTTTACATCTGAGGCTGCAGTAACATTTGGGGCATTAATAATTAGAGGCTGATCAATAGGGTCTAAGCGGGGAAGTACGTCAGTAACTGAGTACGACCCAACTGCACCAAAGTCAGCATTAATAGATCCGTCAGATCCAGCAGTAGTCAGGGCTTGTACAGCAGTGTTTCCGGCAGTTGTGGATACTCCAATTCGAATCTTTCCAGCACTTGTTGCGCCTACACCAGATGGGGAAATTACTATGTTAGGGGTTGCTGGAGTTGCGTATTTAAATGTCCCACCTCCAAAAATTGTGGAAGTAGTAGCCGACTGGCTCCAAACAAAAGCACCGTTAGTTCCAGTTCCGGCAAGAACAGGGCTCCAAAGGGCTGTAAAATATGGAAGATCCATGTATCCTGTGCCACCTGAGTTCTTATCAGTAACGGTAATCCATGAGGATGAGGAGTTAATAATGTTTGGAGCATACCTAGGATCAGCGCTATTCATGCTAAGCAAAGCAAAGTACTCACCGGGAATTGCTTGGCTAGATGTAACGTCCGATGATTGGGTAGCAGTTAATGAGTAATAAACCTGAACATCAAAGTACCCATCAACCGAGGACGGAAGAATGTCTGTCCAAATGTAGTTTCCGTAAGCTCCGTGATTTTTAGCGGCGATACTAAGCGTAGGAACAAAAGTGTTAGCTGTCGGGGCTACCGCGCCTGTGCCATTGATTTTAATAGCTGTGCCTGTAATAGCCGCTGCTGAGTAAGTTGAGCCCGTGTAGTAGATAGCAAATGCTTTACCATCAATAGAAACATCCGATACTACCCAAGTTTTTCCGTTAAGGAACGCGTAATTTGAAGCGGAGTCTACGCCAGAAAAAGTAACTAAGCGACCTGGTTCAAGGGTTGAAAACGTGCTAGTAGCAACAGCTCCAATGGACAGGATTTTCTTTTGGCAAGATAGTGAGCCTGAGGGAACAGACAAAGTATTATTTGAAAGAGTGATTGTTTTAGTGTCCGTATCAATTGCTGTAATAATAGTGTTTGGCGCAATTGCTGCATTAGCAGTAGACACAACCATGTTTACGGATAGAGCGGGGGAGGTTACTGATGAAACAGTAATTAGGTTAGAGTTTGCAATGTTAGCCTTTGGTACAGTAGTGCTTCCTGCAATAGACGCAGTAACAGCAGCATTATTGGTAGCGTCAAATGACCAGTCAGCCGCTTGAGCGATATAAATGTTGCTATCTTTTACAGCGCTTTCAGCAAGAGCTGCGTCCTTGTTTACGTTACGCACAATGTAGGCTTGTGTACCACCATTGTCAAAGAATGATTTAACTGCGTACTTAAGCGCAGTTGCTGACGCTTTATTAGTGGAAAACACGCTATCCACTTTTGGATCAAAAGGCGTAAGGTCATTACCTACACTAAACGCAAATTGAGTAGCAAAGTCATCAAAGTTAGTTACTAGTACCGGTGTACTAATAACATTGTTAGTGCTTAGTGCGGCAAGTGCCGTTGGGCCACGGTCTGCATATCCAATAAACGCGGCTATTGAATCGCCAGTAGCTCCTGCAATAGGCGCAGCTGCAGTCAATACTTCCTGCACATACGTACCTGGCTTATTATAGATAGCCATTATTTCTCCTTAATAGGTGGTTAGATTACGGTTAGATCCGTAGGCACACTGATTTCTGTCCATGTGCCGTCTTTATTCTTGTTGATACTTACTTGACTTACTACTGGTGCACCATTAGGTAGCGTACTTGGGGTAAGTTCTGAGGCCACATTAACTGTGTAAACGTTTCGCAGAAGGCGCTTGTTACCATTTTCACCTTCGGCTCGATCGCTTTTGTACATTCTTTCTAGAAACATATGTCGGTAGGCTGTGCTAGTTCCTAAGTCATTAGGTACTGGCAAATGCCCACGGTTTGCTGGAAACTTTTCGTTCAACTGATAAATTATAGCCCTATCATGGCGAGGGTGTCTTGAGTAAGACGTGATTTGATACGTTAAATCGTATGCGACTGGTACTTCATAGTCATACCATTTACTTGGATTGCCATTTGCATCAAGTCTGTATGAAGTAGTTCCCATGTAGTCAGCGTCATACAGTTGACCGGAGGACTGCCGATAATAAGCGGGATCCATACCCATAAAATCAATGGTTACAAAAGGGAAAGACTGGCTTCTGATTTCTACATCGGGAAATCCAAACCATACGCCTACTGGCCTAGACGCAGTTCTTTCATCAGATACTGTCATACCGGATAGATATGCTTTAAGCGCTTGATCTTCAGCTAGCAGAAACGTCATTAGATCAACCCCGCAGAACCTAAGTAATCGCAAAGCCCTTGATAGATAGCGTTGCTTACGGTTTGTTTGCTAGATACCTCAAAAGATCTAATTGCAGGGCGTGGGGGAGCGCCTGTCTCAACATCCCCGTACTCAGCATTTGCTACCGCAGGTTCTAAAGAACTAGGGATATGTAATCCCGCAGTGTCTTTATCTAGTGTTACCGCAATAGAGTTGCTAAGGTGATCGTCCCAGCCGTGCTTTGCGGTCTGAGACTTCCAGTTGTTTGAAAGCTGCGGAGTAACTTCCGCTAGTCTGTCCATTAAAGATTTAAGCGCTGCAGACATTATCTGAACCCGCGAGAAAGACCTGTAAGAAACCCAACCAAAAGACCAGCGTACTGCCCAAAAGTCGCTCCATGATGGAACTCTTGGTGAGACAACTGAGAGATTCTCTCATTAGTCATAGTCATTCTCCTTGGCGGAGTTGCAGGGTTTTCGCAGGGGTCTTGAGTTAGTTCTTGCAGTAGAACTATTCCAATTGTAAATGAAAAAGCCCCCAAAAAGGGGGCTAAGTCATATTAGTTTTAGAGCCGAGATCCAATCCAACCAATAACGTTTACAGTCACAGCGTTACCCATCTGCTTGTAGCGGTGAGAGTCTGCCTGACCTTCTGTCCATCCATCAGGAAAGCCTTGTAGGCGTTCACACTCGGTTGGAGTTAGCCGTCGCACAACAGCTGGAGGCGCATCATCTGCCACAAAAGTCTGGGCGTGATGTGATTGAACAGATGGCTGGAGAGATTGTAGTGCTCTCGCCGTTTCAATCTCAGTTGCTGAGAAGTTATCTGCCTTTGCGTCTTCACGAATGCTGTAAGCCACTGCTTGGCTTCCGGTTTGATCAAGCGTATAACTAGGATCACTTTCACTACCTACGCCTAAACCGTTCTGGTTCTTTTCCATTTCTCTACCATCCTGGATTGGGAATACGTAAGGCACGTTTCCTCCACCTGTTCCCCAGCGGCTAATAACCGTCTGGCTAATATCATCTTCATAAATACGTACGTCACCAACCCGTGTACCGTCAATGATTAGCACGGTAGCACGAGTCTCTGTGGCGTTATCGAATACGTTCAATGTAGGGGTCACCTCTCCAGCAATCCATGTTTCATAATCAGTATCGCTTTGCGCTCTACGACTCTTGGTGAACCACAATGTCAGTCACATCCTTGTAGTCACGAGCCTTTAACGCACTGGCTTTTTGATCCATTTCGTAGTCACCAAAACCACGCATACGGGCGACTAGGTTGCCCTCAGGATCTTGGATTACAATCTTGTTTTCCTCAACCTGTTGTTGCTGTGGGAACTTGTGATCGCTAGCGCACAAGGCGCCAACTAGATCGGTTCCGACCACTCCCCTGCGACCTGCTCCAATAATGGGAGTATGACCACCGCCCATTCCCATAGCCTCAGTAAGGGTGGGGCTAAGGTCTACTCTGATAGAGGCGTTGGGACGTTGTCCACCGAGAACTCCGACCCCGCTACCTGCTCCAGTGCTGTCTGCAACTGAACCGGTAGCGTCTTGCCCCTGCGGTTCGCCCTGCGAAGAATCCCCTGCGCTGCTTTCGCACTCAGCGA